TGTCCCGCAGCAGCTCTGGCTGGTACTCCGTTCCCCGCTTTACTGCCTTGTGGATCATGTCCGGGTCTTTCCCGTTGTATCGCATTCATGCTCACCCCCTGCGCACGCTTCGGGCTTGGTTGGTGCTCACCGCTGGCGTCAGTATCTGCGCCACCTTGCGCCCGTTCATATTGATGTTGATCGGCCGGCTCGTCGCTGCTGCAATGCTGCCTCCTCCCATCGCTGCTGCCACCATGGCGGCCACGTTTGGCACCGCTATGCTGTTCAGTGCAGCCGATACCTGATCTGCCAGCGCCTGAGCCGATGCCACCGCCGCTGCTGTGCTGCTTCCTATTCCGCTGGATATACTCGCTCCTACGTCTTGCCCTGCCTGCAGCGCCATGCCTTCCAGATACTCAAAATGCTTTTCGGTTTTGCTTTTACCCCCACGAAAGATCTGGTCTCCCAGCCATGTCAGTCCCAACCCATCCGCAATGTTGGAAAACGCATTCCCCACGTCCGTCCTTATGATTGGGTTATCGTCGGGCGAAAGCACCCCGCCCCTATGCATCACTTCTGTCAGGTATTCCTGCCGGTCAATGCCGGCTATTGTGTCGCTCCCGCTCAAGATCTCTGATGTGCCCATCAGCGTGTAGGCTACAGCTTTCTTCAGCGGCGTCAGCATCTTGTCCACAACCTCGCCAAAGCTCATCCATGCCTGCTGAAGCAGCAGCGTGGATTCTTCCGCCTCCACCATTGCCTTGTTTGTTTCCCCAAACTGCCTCTTGGATTCTGCAAGCCCGTGTTGGCTCAGGTACGTCAGCACATATTCCACTTCGTCCCCGTTTTGCTTGGCTTCTTTCAGCCCGGTGTTGAACGCTTCAATGTCAACGCCCATTCTTTCCATCAGTTCCGCAAACTGCCCGGCAGCCTGCCCCGTTGCCAGCGTTTCCTGCAACCCGTCTGCTAAACTTTCAAACTTCAGCGTATCCGGAAATCGTAGCGCCGCCCCTGTTAACAGATCCATTGTCTGCACAAACTGCGTACCGTCCAGCCCCGCTGCCAGCAGTTCATTGGTTCCCTCCAGGGCGCTGTCCAGATCGCCTATGTAGCTGGCCGCCTCAAAGGCTTCCGTTTCTGCCTCTTGATAATCAATCCCGGCTCTGTTTGCGTTTTGCTCCAGAATGGCTAAGTTTCTGTTGTAGTCTCTGGCTTCTTCTGCGTAGTCATATAGCCCTTGTGCAAAGTCCCACGCCTTGCCTGCCAGGTCGATTCCCAGCTCTACGCTCTCCATGCTCCGCAATTCGCCCAGTGCACCACGTATGTCTCCCAGCCCCTTCTCCAGGCTGGTCAGCGATCTTCCCGCATCCTCCGCCGTTTCTTCTACGTTGTTCTGTATGCTTCTCGCAAAGGTTCTGGTCTCTTTGCTCACGTCCTCCAGCCCGTCGTCTACGCCATTCAACTCTTTCTCTGTTTTGTCAAGCTCCTTGCGCATCCGCTCGGCCTTTACTCTTGCGTTGTTCAGCTGTATGGCGTATCCGTCCGCAGTGGACGATCCTTCTCCCCATTTACGGTTTGCGTCCGACAGTGCTCCCTCCAGCGCTTTCACCACGGTCTCCTGCTGGTCAAGTTCCTGGCGCAGTATCCTGCTTTTGTTTGTCAAAAACGACTGCTGATCTCCGGTGTTGTCAAACTCAGCAGCTGCCACCTTCAGCTCGCTGCCCAACACCCGCAGCTCCCGCCCGGCTGCTGCCAACTCCCGCTTGAATTCTTTCTCACCGTCCAGCGCAATGGTGGTGATGATCTCTCGTGTCGCCATCTCAAATCGCCTCCTTTGCGCATGCGTTTTTCCTCTTTATGCCGTGCTGTTCGTCATCGTACCGCCTTCGCTCCACAAAAACGTCTATAACAAAACCCGGGGCTGCGTCCAGTGTCTCACTGAGCGTCAGCCCCGCTGTCAGTCCCATGCTTATCAGCCGACGGCTGCACAGCCATTCTCGTCCTTGTTCTCGGTCTTCTTTTTTTTTAACTCTTCCAGCACCACGTCGATGATCTCGTCGTCATCGTCGCTGGCCAGTTCTCTTCTGGTGCCAACCATCAGCGCCAGATTGCTCAGCCTTGCAGCCGTCTGCATCTGCCTCGGCGTCAGGTTCTCCACAATCCAGTCTGCCGTTATTTGGCCGGCCTCCCCTTCATGTCTTGCGCCGCTGTTGCACATCGCAGCGCACAGCGCAGCCCTCGGCTTCGTGGGGGCCTCACCATCCAATGCGTCAAGCATGGCGTTTAGTCCATACCCCGCCTCTTCCATTTCCAGCTGCGCCCGCACGTCCCACCGGAAAGTTAGCTGTTTTCCCGCTGCCGTCATGGTCAGCTTGCTCATGCTCAGCCCTCCGTCGTTTCATCCGGGATATTCGCCATCGTCTTCAACCAAGCGATGCCCTCAGCTTCGGTCTTGAAAAATTTGTGCGTATAGAAACGTATCTCTCCTGTGTTGTCGAGTGATACGCCGAAAACCTCTCCGTTGATCGTGGGCGTATTAAACTCGATCGTCTGCGCTTTCGTCTGGCTGGTCATGGAGTCAGCCGAAAACTGCGCCCGATAGATCCATATGCCCTCATAGCTGGTATGCCCCTTTTCTCTGTATTCGTTCAGGTATCCATTGCCGCCGTAGGGGCTGGCTGCATCCGTCACGTAGTATTCGTCCTTTTCCTCATCGTGCACAAGGCCCAGCACCGTCGCCTTCTTCTCCAGCGAAAGCCTTGTCACGTTCAGCGTTTCGCTGCCGCCGGTAATGCTGTTGTCACGGTCCTGCAAGGCGTTGTCGCCGTACAGTCGAGCGTCAGCACGCTCCAAGTTCACCTCCGCCCGGATCGCCTCCCCCAGCACAATCCCCTGCCCGTACTGGATGGGCTGCCCCGGCGTGTAGTCTGCTATCGGGGCATATACCGGATATTTCATTCCAACCTGCGCCATATCTATCCCTCCATGTCTTTATCCCAAGTTTTCACCATAGCTTCCTGTGCCGGCTTTTCGCCCTTGGTCTCCGCTGCATCAATCCAGTGGCTTCCCGGCCTGCTTTTATACCCGTAATGCTCCAGATATTCTTTTTCCGCATTCCGGGTTCCATTTTCGTCCTTCCCTTGACTGTATACCGGCTGCTTCAGCATTCCCATGTCGTTCTTTACCTTCCCTACTGGCCTGATCCCCTTTATCATGGCCCCGCTTCTGCGTATTCTCCGTTGTTCTGCCTCTTGCTTTCGATATTCTGCGGCCACCTTGGCTCCCGCTTGTACCATCTTGTGCGCAGTCGCTCCGGTCCTCTCCTGCCTTCTATTCAGCTCTTCTATTACTGCGTTCAAACCTGACAATCCCAGCTTTGCCATCATATCCCCTCGCAGTCAAAAAGGTGCCGTATGTACCCTGTCGCCTCGTCATACTCCACCTGATAGGTGTAGCCCACCAGCTCCTCATTTAGCACCTGTTCAATGGCTTCTGCTATGGGGTCATACTCCTGGCGGGTGTAGCGGTCTATCTGGAATTTCCAGCCCTTGTCAGCAATGTTGTCACCTGCGTAAGGCAGCCGCATGTACTCCTGCCAAACGGTAAAATCGCCCTCGCTGGTGGAGTAGTAGTGCTTGGCCTTTGGGTCCGCCCTCAGCACCATCTCCTGTATCTGCTTTACCGTCATGGACTCACCTGCTTCAGCGTCAGGTCGGTGATCTCCTCGCCGCTTTCGTCGTCTATCCCGTGGTATGCACGGCTCACCTCATAGCGCTCCACGTCGTCTGCCACTTCGTAGATCTCCTGCAGTATCACCGTGCACTTGCTGTTGATCCTTGTGTCACGCAGCACCCGGATGCGCAGGCTCACGTCCTTTTCCTCCCGGTCGCTGGTGGGCCAGGCCTGCGCTGTCTCAAAGTTCAGCAGGCCATACCAGCCGGCTGTCAGCATCTCATAGCCGATCTGCGGCATCCCGCCCGGCTCGCTTCTGTCCACCTCCAAAAAGATGGAGCATATTCCGCTGTCAAGGATCATTTGCTTTCACCTGCCTGTCCTGCAGCCATCGGCTGCGCTTCTCATCCCGCAGCCATTCCGGCTCACCCCCCGGCTTGTCACGGTTTGCATACTGCCACGCCGCCAGGTCTACAACCAGCATCATGTCTCTCACGTTGTCTGTCACCGTTATCCCGTCATCTTTCAGCCTTTTCACGGCTGCATTTATTCGGGCTTCCAGGTAATCATCCATAGCGCTGATGCCTGTCATTCTGTTCAGCCGCTGTTTCAGCAGCAGCACCGCCTGCTCTGTGTCGATGGTGTTTCCTTCCTCCGCCATCTGCTGCCGCCGTCGCC